CCTCTTAAACCCATTCCTGTTGGATCTCCTTTAGGCTTAGTTGCAATCTGTGCTCTCATTCCAGCGGCATTAGCAGTTCTTAAAGGGACGGTTAAATTCTTTGCTGAATTCTTTGCCATTCCGCCACTAGCTTTTTTTTGCCATCCTTGTTGCATATCTTTATAAGCTTTAGAAGAAATAGTAGAATCTTTTTTAGATCTACTTTTTCCTGCTTTACGTCTTTTATTGATATTTTCTACTAAACTCATTTATTTTACTATCCCAAAACCACGTTTTGCAATTCCACCACCTCTGCGTCTAATTACACCACTTGTTTTTTTGTCCTTATCTATTTTTTTATGTGCATCTTTAAGAATTTTAATCTCTTCCGCCGATCGTTTTGCTGATAATTCATCTAGTTTTTCAAAAAAATCTTTTGGTTTATTTAGGTGACGAGTTCCTTCAATACTTTCTAAGGCTCTTTTAACATCTTTTAGGTTTATAGGATAACGACTTGACGGTTTTCTTTCTTGAGCTAATCTATAAGCTGCGGCTACTTTTCCGTCAGAAACATTTTTTATTTTACTTTTTGCTTCTTCTAAAGTTATGCTCATTTTGTCTCCTATTTTTTCTTAATTAAACCCATTGCACCTTTTCCAGCCTTGATGCCGAAGCTAGCTGAGCAGGCGATGTATAATAGGTGTTTATAATAATCCGGAAGTTGTTGCAAGGCAATAAACCCGGCTTCTATATGTACAGTCATTCCTGGAAAAAATACGAGTGTTGCTGGAGCCAAAAGACAAATTAAAATTAGTTCGTCTTTCCACGAGCCTTTCATTTGATCTACGGCTGATGCTTCCCACTTCACTTTCCCAGAGATCTGGTCTTGTTTTAATTTAGTAGCGGCTTTAATTTCTTGAACTTTTAATTCTGCTTTTGCTTTTTTGGTCTCGACGAAGCCACGGACAGTGTCTGCGGCAACGCCGAGTAAGGGTTTTGCTAAAAGTTGCCAGACCATAGTCTAGGCAGCTCCGCCTGTCATCCAGCTAATAACCCAAAGAACTACAATAGCCACAATAGCGGCTTTTATCCAGTCCTTCATCTTCCATTGAGACCACTCTTTAACGTGTTCCCATAAATCTTTTAATAGATTCATATAACCTCCTTGGTTTAGAGAATAGTATTATATCAGTATAAACCTTTAAAAGGAACTTTTTTAATTTGAACTTTACTTCTTTGTCCTTTAGGACCAGATCCTAGATTTTCTTTTACTTTAGGTCCATCCATAGAAGCACTATAAACATCAGCTAAAGCTTCTTTATTTTTAAATTTTCCTGCGTAAGGATTCATGTCTGTTGAAACAGTCATCTTTGCGTTTGGATATTTTGAACCGTTAATATATTTTGGTTTTGGATTGTTAAGTGCCATGAGTTCTCCTTATATGTATAATTTAGTTGGTTTTCTTTTTGATTTTAAATCAACACCATAGCCTCGAGAATACATTTCAGTTGTAGCTCCCGCTAAACCTCCAGTATTAAAACCTCTTTTAAGTTCTCCAATAACTCTTTTTTTCTCAGCTCTTCTGTTTTTGTTGGGTTTTTCCGCATCAATACGCCCAACTTCTTCTAATAAATTCATTCTTCCAGTATTAGCCATTTTAATCTCCTAATGTATAGTTGGTTTAATTAACGCAACCAAATCATGAGCGTGATGACGAAGTACATTATCTGCTTCCACAGGTGCTAACTTGTCATACAACACCATTTGTGCTACACCCATCATAGCACCAGCTAAGAGTATACTATCTTCTTCACTTTTGGAAGTTTTTTCTACAAATTCTAATAAAGTAGTAAAAAGATCTTGAAGTCTTGCTTCAGTCTTTGTTAATTTTTCTAAATTAATTGTCAAATCTAATATCCTTCTTAACATCCACCTTTCTTGGATCTTTTTTACTTTTTTCAATCTCTTTTTGTTTAATTAAATTAACATTTGCTCTTAATTGAGCAATATCTTCTTGAGAATCAATTTTATCTTGGGTTAATTCTGCTGTTTGATCTAATTTTGCTTTATCTAACCCTAATTTAGCTTGATCAGCTACTGTTTTACGCTCCAAATCACCTGCTTTAAGGTTAATTTCTTGTTGTTTTAATGCAATAAGAGGGTCTTGACCTTCAGCAGCTAATATTTCTTGTTCTTCTGCTACCATTTCTTCAGTCATTAAAGCTATTTTTTCAGCTATTTGTTCTTCGATTTGTTCTTGAAGTTGAGCTTGTAAGTCTGGTGGAATTTGACCACCATAATTTGCTATTTGTTCTTCTAATGCTGGTTTCATTTCCTCTTCTACCTCTTCTCTAGCCTGTAATCCTATATGTTCAACTATATGCCCTTGTAAAATTGCCATTGTAGGGGGATTATTTTTAACTAAATAGGAAGACATAAAAGCTCTATGAGCATCTATGTGTGCCATTTGATTTTGATTTCTAAATGCAATTAACGGAACTCCTTTTAAAGAGTTAGCATTTTCCACAGAAGGATCTAAAGGTTGTGGTTGTTCAGGCGCAGGTAAAATAACATCAATATCTTTTACTCCTAGTGCTTGATACATTCTTCTGTAAGCTTCATACATATTATGAGATTGAGGATCAGCTTGTGCTAATTGTAATTGAGTTTGTGCTAAAGTCACACGTTGTGACATAGAAAATATATTTGGATCAGATACAGGAATAATATCTATATCATCACTAAAATCTTCTGCTTTTAAACTTGGTACCGCATTATTTCCAACTTCATAAGGATAAAAAGGTGGAAGAGACTCGGCAAATATTTTAGCTAAAAGTTTAAATTCTATTTTTTGTGCATAATGTAATCTTTTATGAATAGCGGACATGACTCTTGCGCCACGTTCCATTAGTGCCATCGTTGTTCCAACAGGTGCATTAGCCGCAACACTATCACCAATTTTTTGATCAGCTATTGCCGCAAAACGAGTACCCGCTTCAACACAAAAACCTAATAATTGAAATAAAGTAGCACTTGGTTCTTTGTAAGGTAAAGGTAATAATCCTTCACGTAAACTTCCTCCAGGTGCATCTACATCCCTGAATTCTCCCGGTTGGAGTGGGTTGTCATCGTCTTTAACTCGCAACCCTCTAGCTTTAAAACCTGCAGGGAGATTGGACAGTGTACCTGCATCGAGAAGTTGTCTAAGTGCTGCAGTGGCTGTTCTTGATAATCCCCCGAGCATGTGGATAAGACCAAAGCCATAAAAACTAAACCCAGGTAAAAACTTATAGTGTACAAAATACTGTGTTTTTTTCTTTTTAGGATCATCTTCTTTATAATTACGATAAATAGATAAAATTTGTCCTGAACCTTCATCAATGGTAACAATATAAGGAACTTTAATTCCATCTTCACTATCTATTCCTTCTATATTCAAATCTACATGCATTTCCAACAATGAATAATTATCTTGTTGGTAGGATTTTTTTATACCCGCAATTCTATCTTCTTTTTCTTGTAATCCTGTTTCAGTCGTAGAAGCTTGTAAATCTACATCTCGATATAAACCCGCTACCTGTAATTTGCGTATTTCATTTTCTGTACGTTTAATAACATGTGTAACTCTTTCACATGATGGAAAGTCTGTTGTTTGATAAGGAACGTATAAATCATCACTAGGAATAAATTTAGAAACCGCTCTTTCTAAAGCTTCATCATAATAAACTTTTTTAAAAGCTGAACCTGATAAAGGTAAATAAAATAATAAAGAATCTAAATCAGGATCGTACTCTTCCATGTTGTACGTAATCTGATAATTCATAAACTCTTTGACACGCTGTGCTTGTTCTTCTTTTTGAGTGGTAATTTGTCCTAAAATTTGTGTATTAACCGGTCCACCTGCTGGTAATAATTCTTTATATGCTTGCGCTTGAAATTGTGTAATAGCTTCGGATAACATTGGATGGGTCACGGAACTCGCACCAGCAAACGGCATCGTTCTTTCTTGGTATCTGAATCCTAAAAGATCTAATCCTTTTTTATAAGTATCTTCCCATTCTTTTCTTGAAGCTTTATCTTCTTCAAAAGATTCTTTTAAATCATTAGCAATAATACCAAGTTCAGAGTCTTTTAAGACTTCTGCTAAGTTCATATCAAAAGTTGTAGGAATTTCTTCCGTTTGATCTCCAATAATAGCAGAACCATCTTCCATTAATTCTACATTAGGATCTAATCCTTCTTGAACTTGAATGTCCAAGACATTTTGTGCCATCTCTTCTTGAGTGTCTGCAAATCCTGGTGGTGGATTTGGTGTTACACCTAATATTCTTTTATCTACTGCCATTATGCTGCCTCAAATATATCAATTATTTCTGGAGTATACACCATCCCTCCTTTTTTTCTATGAGTTTTATGTGGTAATAGCATTTCTGGTGTAATCTTAATAGCATAAACATCTCCCACACCCTCTACTTTAATAGTTTTAAATTCAGAATTATTTTCTTTAGCTGCTCTTCTTAATGCTTTTTCTATAACAGATGTATAATGTTTTGGCTTGTTAAAATTAGGATTTGTAGCTGCTGTTCCTGATTTGTCTATTGTACTAGAAACAGAATCTGGTCCTCCATAAAACTCTTCGGTACCAATTCCTTTCATATCTTTTGTACGTTCTTCAAAAGGAATATGGGTACCTCCTTTTTGATTGTATCTTTTTATAACCTTGTTGGCAGGAGTTACCGCATACCATGTAGCAGCATCAGGAATTTTATCTTGATATAATAGTTTTGCCGCTTTTGCTAAATCTCTTTTAATTAAGGCTTCTCCCCATTCACTTCTATTTTTAAATGGCACATTGGGATATAATTTTTTCATTGCCCCTTCACTAATTGCTGTTTGTAATTCCATTAACATTTGTTTTTCTTTCGCTGCCGCTTCGTTAGCTTTTATCATTAATTGTTTATCAGGTCTCGTTCCAGCCGCCGCCAATTCTTCAAATACTAGTTTATTTTTAACAAACTCATCCATAAATTGTTGCATCTCTGCTGCTGATTGAAATAAAGGTCTAAACACAGTTTCATTTTCTATATAATATTTTGCTACTTCAGGATTAACATCTCTTAAATTACTATCATATCCAGCTCGAGAGATAGCTGCACGGCGTTCGGCTTCACTTAAATCCATTATCTCACTCAAATTTGTTCTTAATTTTTCTTCAAAACGTTTTGCTTGTTGTAAAATATCCGATTGTATTTCATCCGCAAAAGTTACTATTACTTCTTGACCTTTAGTTGTTGCTTCTATGTTCTGTAGTTTTAATGCATCTTCATCAAGCTTCATTCTAAATTGTAAGATTTGTTGTTCTAAAGCTGGATCAATACTATTAAGTCTTGCCATATTATCATCTTGATTCAACACGTTTCTAACTTCTGCATTTGTTAAATCATCTATCCTATCAATATCTACCATCCCTTCTCGCTCTAATTTTCTAAGAGCCGAAAATTCTAATCCATTTAATTGTCTATTTATTTTTGTTTGATTACGTTTGAGTGTTCTAATCATGGCAGGATCTACTGCTTTTTCAATCCCCTCTGCTGTCTTCTCAACAGGTAAGGTTGCTTTACGGTCCGTGAGCCGCGACCACCCGATCACGTACTTTTCTGTAAAGTCATGAGTTGATCCTGGCAATGCATCTGGGTCTAGTGGAATATCTTTTGGAGAAACATACATTACTTCTTCTCGGTATGTTCCTGGAATATGTCCACTTTCCATATGTGCATTACCATAAAGAGGGTTTTTCTCTCCTCCGTATCGTGCCTCGCCGTAAGTAACATTGTCTATTTTACGAAGAGGAGCTGCTCGAATAATCTCTAGCATATCTTCTTTAACCAACGGTGTTTTATTTTTCTTTGCGGTCTCAATATAATTTAATAATGCATTATCTTCTATTTCTGCTTTAGATACACCTCTAGTATTTAAAAAATCATATAATTGTTCTGGAGTATTAAAAACTGGTGGTGTATTAGGATCCATAAGCCGTGCCTCCACGCCCGAGTAAAATACAGATTCAGCATCTTCTGGTGAATCAATAATAGTTTTTTTATTTTTAACTGCTGTAACTTCTGTTCCCCCCGCAGGAGCATCAATAATATCAATATCTTCTATTTCTGCTTTAACCTCATCTTTCGTTCCAAGTTTATTTTTAATATTATCCATGTTCTTTTTTTCGTTTTTGGTAAATATCTGCAAAAGCATTTTAGCTTTATCAACATTCGCCGCAGCCCACATAGGAACTTTACCAAATAAACCAGCCACTTGTACTTCTTCTAATCCTTGTTTTTTTGCTTCTTCAAAAATATCTAATTCATCCATGCCCATGAATCCTGGTTGATTAATTATTTCTTTTATATCTACATCATCACCTTTCATTCCCGTCATATCAATGGAATCACTAAACTGTCCTTCCTCTCCTGGACTACCTCCAAAAGCTAGAGGCATAGCGTTTCTATCCGAAAATAATTCTAGATCTTCCATTGTTATTTTTTCTCTTTTAGGTTTCTCTATTTCTTTTCCTGTTATTTTTAAATAAATGTTTTGAAGAACAGGAAGAGCGCCAGGACCAAACTTTTCAAAAACTTTTTTAGGTACACCTACACCGCCTATTTCTGCGGGACCTATTAAAGCATAAAAAGTATCTTCTAAACTTTCTTCAGCAATAATATCTTTCATATCCATTCCCGCCTCTAGTTTATCCTGTCTATTTTTGTAAACTCTAGCAGCATCTTTAAATAACCAATTCATTGCTTCAATTCCAGCTCTAGGGATAGATTGAGCTTGAGCTTGAAGTTGTTCTAAAACAGTGCCATCTTTAAATTTTTCATCCAGTTCATCTATTGTTGGAAGGCTGTCTTTAAATTTTTCCATAGATAAAACATCAAATGTTTTTGCTAAAGCTGGGTTCATAAGAGCTGCAGCTTTATCAGCAGTAGAACCAATAAACGAATCAGAATCAAGATAAGGAACCATTTTTTCCTTATACACATCTTGTAGATCTTCTAATTCTACACCAAATATATCCATAGGTCCTGCCATATTAGTATTCTAACACTTCTTCGATAGAAGCGAAACCCCCTTGTTGGTATCCTTCAGGTAAAAAAACACCTTCTTCTTCAAAAGAAACATAAGCAGGTTTCTTTTGAGATATATCATCACTTGATCCTAGATAATTCAACTTTTGTTTCTTTTGCATGGAATTATATAATTGAGTAGGACTTTCATAAGCCTGTCCATATTTCTTAAATTTTTTAGTTTTAGGATCATACAACCTTGTTTCTAACCCAAGCTTTGTCATATCGTGTTTTATATTTTTTATAACACGATCAATTTCTTTTATTCGATTAGAATTTCTAATTCTGAGTGGTGTTAAATAAGATGTTAGTTTTATTTTTTCATCTCTTAACTGCACTAAAGCATTTTCCAAACGAATATGTGCACTATTTCGTGTAGAGTTAGTAAAGAATACAGGATACTTAACCTGATTTAAAAAATTTTCATCACCTATTTCTCTTCTTCGTGTAATCATTAACTCATGACCTGCTCTAATATCAGGAATCTTGTCTTTCCAAATAGAATAAATTCTATTTTTATAATCTTCTTGAAAAGAGGTACCTGTGAATTCTGACAGGCTTTGTTTTTTAGTTTTAGGTACTATTTTAAAATCAGGAATGGAACTTGTTACTTCAGGTAATTCATCTAAATTATTAATATTTATTAATTCAGAAGCTTCTTTTTCTAATGCCATCATAAAATTATTAAAACTTGCCATATCAGTTGGAATAGCAGAGGGGTTATCTTTTTTTATTAAATCTAATTTATTTTTTAAATAACCATCTCTTGCAGCCGAAATAGCATACCGTGTTTTATAATCAATTGATTCATCAGAATAAGGACCTATCTTTTTAGCTTTCATAGCTTCTTCTACAACAGTTTGAGGTTCAGGAGTTTCCATCATTTTTATTAAATTTTTTCTTCGACTTGTTGTGTCCATGTAATCAATATTATCTTTATAAAAAGATCCAAAGAAAGGGTTGTCTAATGTTTCTTGACTAGGACCTGTTTGAACAATTTCATCTGCAAAAATATCTTCTACCTCTGGTTCTTTTTTAGTTAATTGTATATTTAATGGTTTGTTTGTTTCTGTCTCCAACAGTATTCTATCTCGTTGAGCTTTAGCCGCCATCAGATCTTCTGGTGACATTTTTTCTAAGTCACTACCTCTAAAAATAATACCTTTGGATATTAAATCCTCTACGTAATCCTTTACATCACCAAGAGTTTTTACACCTTCGTCAAAATATTTATTAATTATTTTTCCTGTTTCGACCGCTCCTGTAATTCCTTTTCCTATAAAACCCATTAGTAATATTCCCTTGGTTCAATAAACTTAGGCTCATCCTTATAGTCCGATTCTAATTGGATGAAGTTTCCTTGTCTAAAACGCAACAACGCCTGTGTTGTTGAATCAACTAAATCGTCATGTTCACCATAAGGGAAAGCGGCGCATTCTTCAATAACTTCTTCTGCCCAACGATCGTCGGTACACCACACTTGTCCTGCTTCAAATAAAGGAGCTACCGAGTTAACACGAACGTGTTTATCATTGCCCTTACTAGGCGTATAAGTAACTACAGGAATCCCGAGTTGCCGTAGCTCCTGCGTTAAAGGCATACCAGAAGCTTTGGCCTCAATCAAGATTGTTTCGGGTTCCCAGTATTTATATTCATCAAGAGCTATCTCCTTTAATTCAGGAAAATCCCACCTTCCCTTTCTCATCGCTAAAAGTATAAGGTTTGGTGGTTCGTGTTCCACGGGCTTAAAAACACCCCACGTTGTTATGGCACTAAAATCCGCTGTTTCTTTTTTACTAAACGCTGTGTCATAACTTTGAATAACATGTACTAAATCAGGTATATCGACCTTCGGCCATACTTTCCACCATTCTCTTTTAATAATAGAGCCCTCTTCTGATGTTGGTGCTTGTTGCCACTGCGCTTGCCATTTTTGTTCAGATAATGATGCTTTTACTCCTTCTAGTTCTTTTAGATTCCAGAACTCAGGCCACATTGGTTTATCATTCAAGACGGCTGGAAACTCAACCACGTCCCACTGATCAGCTTTAGACTCACTTTGAGCAGCTAATAATTTACCTGTAAGATCTTTCGTACTCCATCTTGTCATGACAATAACTATGGACCCACCTGGTTGAAGTCTTTGTCGAGGACCAGAAGTATACCACTCATAGGCATTATCCATAGCCGTCTGACTTAAAGCATCTTGCTCTGAATGAGGATCATCAATAATGAGAAGATCGGCACCACGACCAGTAATAGCACCACCCACACCCGCAGCAAAATACTCTCCACCCTTGTTAGTTGTGAAACGCCCTGCTGCTTTGGAATCTTGAGAAAGATTAACGTTAGGAAAAACATCTTTAAACTCCTGTTGATCAAATAAGTTACGAACTTTTCTACCAAAGTTATAAGATAGTTCTGCTGTGTGTGTAGTTTGAATTATTTTTAATTTAGGATTCTTACCCATCATCCAAGAAGGAAATAAATTAGATGCAAACTCAGACTTTGTATGTCTTGGTGGCATATTAACAATTAATCGTTTTGTCTTTCCACGTGAAACTTCTTCTAATTTTTTTGCAAAAATTTTATGATGATTCCCAGCAATAAAGTCAGGCCATACTTTTTTTACAAAAGTTAAGAAGGAGGAACGGGACTCCTCTGCCACTTTTATTTGCATTTTCCTTAATTGATATTTTAGTAAATCCGTTGGAATTTCAGTTTTATTCATAAAAAAGTTATATCATAGTCTGTGTTTGTGTAAAACTCAACACTTCAGACGAGCCGGAGACGAGCCACCTAATTGGTGGTGGTGGGTGTGTAAAATACTACATATGGTGGTTAGGACTTGGACCAAGTACCTAGATGTTGATTGGGTATATCTTCCTACCATCTCCAGCTGCATCAGGAGCTGCGTTCTGTTGGGCATAAAAAAAGGGCGGATTAACCGCCCTTTCTACCAGCCCTCGAGGGTAACCTACCTGCGGGGTAGATGTTCAGCTAGTCGTTGCATAACTTTTCTTCCCCAATCTTTCACATATTGTGGACAATTAGGATCAAGAACAACACTTTCTACTTCACTTTCTAAAACTTTGTACAAAGCTTTCCAATTAATATTATCAGTATGTTGAGCTTGTATTGGTTGTTCATTAGGAACAGCAACATTCGTATTGTTGGCAGTTCTTAAACCAAAAGTTTGTTCAACTACTGCTAATCTATTTTCTATTGAATTAGAGTTAGAGTTAGAGTTATTATTATCTGGCATTTTAATTTCTCCTTTCTAATTAACTTCTTACTCCCATTTCTTTTTATAGTCAAATTCTTTTTTAGTTTTTTTCTTTTTATTTTTACACTTGACAACCCAACTTTCCCCCCTGTGTACATTCCCTATCATACAGGTAGGCAAGGCGATTTTCCTGCAATGCAATGCAATGCAAAAAAAAAGGCGACCGAAGTCGCCTTTTAATATTGATGTTTAATTAATTAAGCAGTTAATCGGAAGTCGCTGACTTCTTCAACTGTGTGCTTTTTATCTTTGTTGACTTGTCCCTCATTGATCGCCATTGCTTGTATTTGTTTATATTGCGTTGGGACTTTGCATTGATGATACGCAAGTTCGCCAAGTTTTTCTTTAACGAGTTTCGTATCAATCTTTGCAGATAGTTTTTGGGATACATGAAGTGAGTAATCCTTTCCATGTAATAGGTTTGCATTTTCGCTAACACCCATATCTAATACGAGTTCACGATTCACTTTAATAAAGTCGTCTATGACTTTCTTTAAAGTTAAGGCTCGACCATAACTATCTATGATTTGTTGCTTTGCCCTTTTACTCATTTGAGCTTTACTCTGATGAGCTTTTTCAAGGACTTGTAATATATTAACAGTTTTCGACATTTTAGTTCTCCTTTCGTCTTTCTAGTTAATACTTCTTATATAGTCCCATTTTATTAGAAGTCAATAGTTTATTTTTATTTTTTTTCCACACAACCTTCGCAGCAGCTCTGGGGGGAATCTCTATTACTATTAGAGAGGCACGGGCGACCACTCGCAATGCAATGGAGATGCAGGTGAGCCCGGTCACGGAGTCCAGGGAACTGTTGTCCAGTCTAAGGCCAACCATAGCGATGCAAATGCAAGAACCGTCAACCCTATCACCTGATGCGGGAACAGAACAACCAAGACGATGTACACCAGGACCGCGATGCCTAACAAATGTAGAATCATGCGTTTGCCACCATTCCTGGCGCAGTGATCATAATCATATCCTGCATCTTCTGCCACGCAGGATCCTCTGCAGCTACGTTCACCTTCGCACCGTCAAACCAATCTAGGTACCAGTACTCGAGCCGATGGATGGAGTCATCACGGTTGACGAATGCCCTGAGCTCGTCACCTGGTCCACCCCAGCTGAACTGCCAACGCCAGTAGCCTTCCTTTTGCTCCTCAAATGTGTTGGCCTCTACGTAATCAAAGCAGAGCCCGTCGAAATCTTCTTGTTGCAGATCTTTCTGCCTGTCTTTCCACTCACCTGCTACCAGGTCCTCACACTTCTTTTGTCTATCAGTCATCTCTGTTCCTTTCTATAATGGGGTATGGAAACTTCGAACGGCGCTCTGATCAACCGGCGAAGGACGAAGCTTCATTGCCAGCCCCGCTACTTATATAGTCCCATCTTATTCGATAGTCAAGAGGTAATGAAGATTCTTTTTCCACGAGGTTCCGCAGCTGGCTGCGCTCAGTATCTTACTTACTATACCAGTCCCCACGGGGCTTGGGCAATGGGCAATGGAAACCAGGGACCAGGTTCCACCAGGGTCCGGATCTCCCTACTCTACTATCATACCTAGGAATCCCTGTGATTCTGCCAATGGAAATGGAGCCATCTCCCGCAGCAGGCAGCTGAGTCCGGTCGGGATCTTCTATATACTCCCAATAGTGGCGGAAATCTGCCAATGGACAATGGAGAACGGAACTTCTACCGGCGTACCAGCTGCAGGTTCCGGCGTCACCGTTCCTTATTACTACTGGTTTTCGGGGAAAATCTTTGACAATGGACAATGGAGATTGGGACGCAGCTCCTGGTGCACTCAGTCCCAACTAAGATGGGACTATGCGGGGGAAGGTTTCGGCAATGGGCAATGGAGAAGAACTTCTCTGACGGCATCCCAGCCTTCCGGGGCTGGGCTCATACTTATTTGCCAATTGGGGGAAGGACAATGGGCAATGGAGCCAATGGAAAGAGCCACGATACCTGGAAAGATATACAGTAAGCTCCCTTCGAGGGTCGTGGCCATAATAAAGTTTCTTCCGCCTTTTAAACTATGAGTATAATTCCAAGATTTTTGGAACGGACTTAATTTTATTTTATTACTTGTAATTACTTTTAGTTCCACCCAAATTGATATTCCATCTTTTATTCCATAACAATCAGGAACGCCTGGACTCGCCCAATTCTCAAACCGAGTCCAAGTTATGTCAGATAAATTTTCTTTCACCTGATTCCAAAATTTACTCTCAGGTTTCACCCAAAAAACCATTTTAAAATTACAAAAATGGCTAGTGCATAAAGAACAAACTTACTACCACCAAAACACAAAGCCATAATTAAAAAATATTTTAAACTAAACTTATCTTGAGTTTCTACTTCACCTGGCAGATCATCCATAGGAATAAATTTATTTTTCATGGTACATTCCTCATCATATCTTGCAGCTTATGAAAATAAATTAACCTAAACTCAAAATCTTCTGCCATCAACATGGCTCTTTGTAACCATCCTACTCTATTCCAAAACAATACATCTGTCATAGGTAAAGATTCATATTTTCCTATCTTTATAATAACTGTTCCGTTCATTTTTCCTCCTGCAGTTTTACTTCTGTTTCAGTATCGTAATGGTGTCCCTCATCACTAAGCAACTCACCTATCTTGAGTATAGCTTCTTCTTTAGATTCAGCTTCAACATTTTTATAAATGTCTTTAGCTGTATATGTTTGTATAACTGTATATTTTTTCATGTCTTTCTCCTTTTGTTATGAGTGATTTAGGAACTCTATGGATCAAAAGATCATCGCCTTTGGTATCACTCAAACCTTAAAGACTGGCATATTTTATACCCACAATGTTAATTCATTGGGACAGGTATGTTTTTACATCTGGTAGCCTGTAGCCTCATTTAAGAGTTTTCATTATCAGAAACCAGTCTTATATACCCTATAATCCCATTATATTTTATAGTCAACCCTTATTTTCTATTTTAGGCATGTCTTTTATTTCTTCAAAATCAGTAGTAATACTGTATTGTTCTTTTAAATCCTGCAACTTTTTCTCTACTTCTTCCCGAGACATTGAATCAATAGTGCCAGTTAAGATCTCTTTCTTATCTACATACAATCCAGCAATCTGTCCTCTACGAGTCTCTGCTGCGACGGCGGCATTCCAATTACCAGACTCACTAGCTTTATCTCTAATTCTAGCCAATGTAGATAAGGAACGTTCTTGTGTACATTTATATCTTTCCACTATAGCTCTTCGCTCTGATTCAATTGCTTTTGCAACCAAAGGATACTTCTGCGGGTTCTGCAGTTCAGACGCACGAACAACAGCAGAGTCTTTTGCGTAACCTGCTTGTAATGCACAATGCGTAGCGGTATGCAAGCCTTCTGAATGAACCAAAAGAAGAATAAACTTTCTTTGTTTACCTGTAATCTTTCGGTGAAATAGAGCATCTGACAATGCTTCGGGTATTATAACCTCTTGGTTTTCTTTGTTTTCTTCCATAATGCACCTGTTATATAGATGTTTCTTCCCAGAAATTATACAATATCTAATCACACAATGCAATGCGAGTTATGTTTGTAAATATAAAAAGGTAACTTCTGGTAACTTGTAAATAACTCTCTAAGTTACCTAAAAAGGTAGGAAATACAAGGGATGTAACTCGGTAACTCGGTAACTTCTATTTTCACGTATAAGAGATAAAATATTTATCTGAGTAAAAACATCTATAGAAAAGGGTGTTTATGCAAAAAACTTTGGATCTTCTCTAACCAGTTTTAATAAATCATATAAATGAGCTGCACCTTCAGTAACAATAACTTCCCACTCAGTTTTTGTATATGAGCGGTCGTGTTTAGAATCAAAAAATTTTATAGATACGTTCCCACATTTAGGACAACTAGATATTTTTCTTACTGGGCTGTTTGGGAGGGATATGGACATGTAACCTCTTTACTTTGTGTAATGGAAATGGAATGACATTTTTAGGCAGACCTTGCTTAAAATATACATCATCCATTAATTTGAGAGTTTCTTTTCGTTCGTGTTCCGTGGTCCGAGCTGCAAGCAACTGGTCTATCATATCTCGTTGAGCGAGTAATTCTTTATTTGATCTAGCCACGTTAACCTCCTTTAGATAACCCCCGTATGAGCGTAACTCTTAACGGGGGATATCGAAGTGAACGGGCGAAATTATAGCCTATTTTTGTAAAAAATGCAATTAGTCGATATATATTTTATATTTTGTCAATGAATCAGTCTCTAAATGAAGTGGTCCATAATACCAAACAGGATTTCCATGTTCATCAACCCATACTTGATTATAATGTTTATCTTCTAATTCTCCCTCACTTTTACATGTTTTACACTGAAGAATTGATTCATCAGCTTCCCAATTATGACGTGTATACCCATTGCCTTTACACATTGGACAAATAACTTTTTTAACCACCGTATCTCCTCCAAATAATTCTATTCAATCTTTCCCAATGAGTCCTATCTTCTACTTCTTTCCAGGTCCGTGGGCTACGAAGCGCAATTTTACCAACACGCTCCCTTTCTTGTCGTAATCTTTTCTCTAAAAGTGATTTCTTGCGATCCATTCTCCTCTTCCTTCACTATCAGTTGATTGTCGAATATAATAGTTACGTTGCTCTTCTAGTTCTATTTCATGGCGTCTGTTTTTTTTATAACGGCCATATACAAAACCTAAAATCAAACCAGATAAGAGTCCAATAATCATCATGCTGCTGTGTTCCATTCTTTTCTCCTTTCTTCCTCAAGATTAAAACATCGAATGCATAACCATGTAATAATGTTGCCACTATTTATTTGCATCATATTTTCTTTTAAATATTCTTTATGACAACAATGACAACTTTCTTTCTTACTCCACAACATTACGCAATTTTTCTTTTTTGTCTTCTAGTTTCTTTTTCAACTAACTCAGTAATTTGCATACCCACAGACCTATTCTGTTTATCCGCTAATGTTTTTAATTTATCATAAGTATCTTTGCGCACGGCAACAGATTTAAATTTCAAAATGTTCATCCTGTTTTCCTTTCAAAAGGTTCATTGTGTATTAATAATTCTTGATCACCAAAATCAAAAGTTGATTGTTTTGGGTCGTGAGCCACGGTCGGTGTAAATTTTCGTCCGCAATTTTTAGCCAGGTCCATCCATTGTTTCGCCGCATCTAAATAAAAAGTATACATTGTAGTATCACCTAATTGTTTAGCATCAGCAGCTCTTCTGTAACAATCCTTGGCACGTGTTAAACGCACACCAAGACGAAATCCCTCTTTGAATGTCGTCTCGTAATCTGTTTTTAAAATCATATCTTTCTCCTTCTTGTTTGTGAGTAGGGGGATTCTTTGACTACCCCCAACCTTTTCCCGACAAATCAACATTTCCTAAATGTTAACAAGTACTTCAGTACCACCCTCTGACACTTCAAGGCATTCGCCTCATATCGATCATCAAGTGTGCCTTACTACTTTGTGACAGTTGTTCAGCCATACTCGGAGAATGTTGCACCATTCTCATTTAATGGGATAATATAAGATTAGGCTTTAGTTGTCAAATGAAAAATATTGGGATATTCCTTGAGTAATCCTCCCATAGTATTAAGGATTTTATCCACATAATAAGGATCCAAAGCATAATCTTCCAACGTTTTCACAATAGCCACGGGATCTACTTCTCCACTAATCCACTGTTTAAGTAAAAGTTCTTGGTAATCTTTAAAATTAGAATGTGTATTTAACACTTTAATATAATCAGCAACCGATTCACATTTTCTTCCATATGTTCGAATCATAATGTCAGAATTACCTAATGCTTTTAAATGTGGTGAGGTCGGATCTGTTTCAATAATACCATAAAAATTATTTCCTTCTCTAGCAAAACGAGATTCACCCCAATCTGATTCTAATACAGCTTGTGCTGCACTAATTAAAATAACAACACGTTCGGTTGGAGGAATAAATGTATTCGCTAATAAAGTACAGTCAACAATGCCTTGAACAAATTCTTTTTTATTTGAATATTCAAAATCAAAATTATTAAATGTTGTTTGGCAAAACAAGAATAATGTTAAACATAAAGATTTCATTATTCACCTGCAACTCCCCAGTTCTTTCCACATTCAATATCAACTTTACTAGGGACCGATAATTCTACACAATTTTCCATAATGTCTTTTATTTTATTCTTATCTTTGTCGCTTGCAACAGAAAAATCTAATTCATCATGAACTTGTATGTGTGCTAAATATCCTTCTTTATATAATTCAAGCATAGCTTTTTTAGTTTGATCAGCAGCTGATCCTTGTATTAATCTATTTAATGCTTTGTAAGTCCAGGCACGTTTAATAAAACTTTCACCATATTCTCTTTGAGCTTCTTTTAAAGGTAAAGCTTTAGAGCCCCATTCATTTGATGGTTCCCATAAATCAAAACGACAACGCCTACCTAATAATGTAGAGAGATAACCTTTTTTACTTGCTTTGTTCATTGTATCATTCATTAATTGTTTAACAAAAGGTACTCGTTCATGGTATCCTGTTAAAAGATCTGTGGCTGTTTCTAGGTCTACACCTAGTTGAGACATCAATTTACCCTTTCCCATACCATAAAATAAACCTAGATTTATGGTCTTTGCTTGTTTTCGGGGTATATCAGCCATCTCAGCGACTAATTGATGAAAGTCGGTACTTTCCTCCTCTTGGTACGCTTCAACGAATTTAGAAGCACCTGAGAAGGTTTTCATGGATGCATAATGAACCACGAGCCGTGGTTCTTGTTGCGAGTAATCAAAAATACCCCACTCACAATCTTTTTCCGGAATAAATAAAGATCTAATTAATGGTCCCAGGATAGCGTTCCTTGCAGGAATTTGTTGTAAATTGGGATTAGAGTAACTAAATCTACCTGTTACCGTTCCTCCCTGGTCCGATCGCATTTGGTGTATTTCAGCATGAATCCGTCCACGGTGCGAATGCTTGGTGATACTTTCAATAAAGGTGGTTCTCGCTTTATTAATTTCCCTGGCTTCAACAACCATCTTTGCCAAAGGAGAATCATGACTTGCCAAAAAGTTTTTATCAAATTTTGGTTGACCTGTTGGTGTGCGGTCATAAGAAATTTTGAGTGATTCAAATGCTTTCGCCACTGAAGCTGCTGCCCAGACTTCCACATCGCAATTTGTGAGTTTTTTAATTGAACGTAAGATTTTATTTTCTTGAGATTGTAAATCATTTTTAATTACCTCCGCTTTTTCTAAATCAACCCGTACCCCCTTTTGTTTCATTTTAAAGAGAACTGGGAAAAGATCTGTTTCTAGTTCAAAAATATTTATTAAATTTTGTGCAGTTATTTCCTTTTTTAAATGATGCCATAAGCGTAGCGTTACAGCTGCGTCTTGCTCTGCGTATTCTCCTACATGTGAGGCAGGAAGCTTCCATAATTCTCCTTTAGGATCTAATCCCCACATTTTAGCTGCCTCGTAGAGTTGGGTTTCCGACTTTGACTCTTGTAGATAATCCTTTCCTAATGAGTTTAGATCAAAACGAAACCTGTTCTCGTCTACCAGAGGAGCAGCAATTAGAGTGTCTATTATTTTTCCCTTAATGTCAATATCCATCGTCGTTAACCAACCCACATCATAAAAAGCGTTATGAAAAATATAGTTTATATTCTCATAAGAACATTGTTTTCTAAGCCACCTGGTAACTAATTCTTTATCCATATTGGGCGGTGTTTCGTGGGCAATGGGGTAATATCCTTGCCATCCGTCGACCGCAACAGCAATACCTACTACTTCGCCGTGCTTACGAATATATCCAGGACCAGTAGACTTAATTCCTGGGTCCTTAGTTTCTAAATCAATAGCTATTTCGTCATACTCAGATAAATCAGGAAAAGTGTCTGGTTGTACCCATTCACTAGGCATGCGGTGTACTTTAGGAAACCAATTAGGTTGGTCTTTCATTTTTTCTTCTCCTGTTTTTTATTTAATTCTTTAATTCTTTCAGAAGTCATTCTTCCTCTCCTTTCCCCTTCTGATTCAAAAGAAATATTTTTTTTATTTGTTCTTGCTTCTATTTCTCCAGCAATTGCTGCGTAAGCCGCCATATCAATATAACTATCTTTTTTATGTTGGTTCATGAGCCGTGCTACTTTAACCAATGCCATACATATCGCCACATCGTGCGCTGTAATTTTTTTTTCTAAAAAGACAGACCATAAGTCAGCAATGTTTTGATGATTTTTTAATTTATCACCGTACTCTTCTTGACGATCACCACCAATTAATTTTTTAGCTTCATCAAGTAATTCTTTACAAATCATGCACAGTTCCTTTCATGAAAAAATATAGGTTCATATTCGTACTGTCCTTCTGTTCGATGAACAATATGTAATTCTTTCTTCGCTCTCGTAGCTCCTACATAAAAAACTCTTGCTTCATCATCCCGTCCTTGTTGATTAGCTGTAGAAGATTTGTAAGGACCAAAAGATAAATCAGTAATTAACATTACATTATCTCTTTCCCCTCCTTTACTGGCATGAATAGTAGAAACTTCAATACGAGGAATAGCATCTAGTTTATTTCCTGAACGCATTATAGATCTTAAATAATTTATTCTTCTTTTAAAACCTTTTGCGTTTAACATATCATACCAGGCTATCTCTTTCACACTTACTTCTTTATCTTGCGATAACTTAATAGTTTCTCTTAACCCATATTCTTTAATAAGCAAATCTAAATTAAACATTTGTTCTGGTTGTCCTTTAAATACACCATAATTTCTTTTTATTCTGGTGCTATCCATATAATTATAAAGAGTATCACAATGTACTCCTGAAATTTCTTTTCCATTTTGAAGAGATGTCCATGCTCTAATAGCTTCGATGTATTTAAAATTAATTACAGACTGTCCATAACGTTTATATAACCATCCATATATTTCTAAAGATTCACATACTTGCTTTACAATTTCGTGCGTCCTACATAAAATTAACCAATTACCTTCTTTAAGTCCTTTGTTTAAAGGTCTGATATTTAAGACTTTTCTTATCCCCTCTTCTTCTCTCGGATTATATTCTTTTGGGATACGCTGGGATATTGACTGTGCTAATTTTGTGGCAAGTGTGTGTACACTAATTGGAATACGATAAGATTGTGTTAAAGGAATAATAGTATTATTTGAATCATGAGCCATATCTATAAAGTGCTCAATGTCAGCTCCTGCCCATCTAAAAATAGCCTGGTCATCATCTCCAGCTACATAAGTTTCTAATGCTCCAGATTCTTCCTGTAACATGTCTACAATTCTCCATTGTTGTTTGGATAGATCTTGAGCCTCATCTATAAATAAATATTTTAATCTAGGAGAATTTCTTTTTTTTAAAAATTGAATAAAGTAATCAACGTATTCAAACTTA